AATATGAACCACTACTATACGTCAGACGATGAACGAGTAGCAAAGAGCGTCATAGATAGGAGGATACACGAAGCAAAGGCAAACGCTCTAAGTGAACAATTCTGGGAGTACGGCTACAATTTTTGTACCGATTGCCTAAAATCAAATGGAGTAATACTTGATTGCTCTCACAATATTTCAGTAGATGAAGCCCAAAAAACTAGACGCACAGAACTGGCTTGGGATGTAAATAATATTAAAGTGAGATGCAGAGAATGCCACAGAAAGCACGATAAATTATGAAAGGATTATATCAAGTAACAGCAATGAGAGCTAATAAAGTAATTAGCTCAGAGGTCTATGGTAATATAGCTAAAAAAGATGTGCTATTTAATAGGCTAATGACAAGGCATAAAATACCACACGCAAGACGTCACGAATGGAAATTACAAGAAGTAAAATTAAATAAAGAAATAAATGACTAAAAAAGAACAAATGGCACACTTCGGTTACATAACCGAGCAGATGGAAAAGACATTATTTAGCAAGGGAGATGACTACGCTAATGAAGATAGGTTATCTAACTTTAAATTAGCTGGAGCTATTGCTGGAGGAGATGCCAGGACTAACTGCTTAAACCTAATAGCTACTAAAGTGGCTAGATTAGGGGTGTTAATCAATACAGATAAAGAGCCTAACAATGAAAGTATAGAGGACAGCGTTTTAGATTTAGCTAATTATGCTGTACTTTTGTCAATGATCATAAACGAAAATAAATAAAAATGAACAAAACAGAAAAAGTATTCGCAGACGGATTTATGTTTAAAATGAATCCTAATTCACCAGAGTGGGTAGTGGGTAGCCTTAGCTTAAAAGCAGAGGACGCTATTACCTTTATTCAGAAACACACAGACAAAGGCTGGGTTAACCTAAAAATTAACATCGGTAAAAGTGGTAAACCTTATGTCGAACTAGACACTTGGAAGCCAGAAACTAAAACTGAGCCAGTAATGGCAGAAAGCACAGACGGACTACCCTTTTGAAACTAGAGTCTGTCTATTTTGACCAAAGCATTAGAGATTATGCTCTTCGGCTTACCAATGACAAGGTGGAGGCTGAGGAGCTTATTTCTATTGCGTATGAAATCTGTCTAGAAAAACCACCACTTGAAAACTTAAAAGGATACTTTGCAATGGTTATGCGTAACCAATGGCTAAAAAAATGCAATAAGAAAGACCCTTTTTTTGACAATGATAACTCAGAGCATCAAGACGTTGAGCAAGTGCTTAACAGAATGAATAGCTACTATGCAAACATACTCCGAGCAATCAGCAACGGAGAAACATTAACACAAATACATAAAGGAGCTTCAATAGGTTATAGAACGCTAAAAGCAGACTATAAGAAAGCCAAAAAAGAATTTAAGATAATGTACGAAAACAAAATAAAAATAGCAGTAATTATCCGTAACATAAATGGCGTAAGTTATCACAGACTTTTAATGCCGTTTGCAAAAATGAAACGAGATTATGGTATAGAAATAGTAGTGCTTTTAAATAAGGATGACGAGTTTTTTAATAACTTAGATGGAGTAACACACGTTGTTTACAATAGAAATATATCTGGGCTAATGCAGCCAGAGGAAACGTACTTAAAACTTAGAGCAAAAGGAATTAAAGTTATTTGTGATATAGATGACTACTGGGAGTTAGACGATAAGCACCCAATGAGTTACTACTATAAAAAGACTAACCTAACAAAGTGTGTTATTAAGAACTTAAAACTAGCTGACCTAATATGGACAACTACGCCAATACTGGCAGATAAGATAAGACCTTATAATAAAAATATAATTATAATTAAGAATGCTTTAGACCCTTTAGAAAAACAATATGCTTATGAGGATTTGTCTTTGGACTTTGATACGTTCTTTTATTCTGGAGGTAGTACCCATTTGAGAGATTTAAAACTATTAGGGAATGCTTTTGATAATGAAACCTTTTTTGTTAAAACTCCAAAGCTGCCAAAACGAATGAAAGGCACTAAGGTACAGATAAGCGATATACAAGAATACGCTAAGGATTATGAGGATTGCGGTATATGTGTTATACCTCTGCAAGATAATGTATTTAATAGCTGCAAATCTGAGCTAAAAATGATTGAGGCTGGACACTTTGCCAAGCCAGTAATGGTATCGGCAATAGACCCTTACACATTACTTGCAACAAATAAAAACAGCTTAAAAGTATATAATAATGATTGGGCTGCTGCAATTAAGAAGATAAAAGGAAATCATACGATGCAAGTCGATTTAGGTTTAAAGCTCAAAGAGGATATAACAATAAAGCACGATTTAAGCAAAGAGAACGAAAAAAGGATACAATCATTATGAGTGAGGAATTAGAAACAAGAATACGAGCCATTTATAATATGAAAGGAGGCAGATTAGACCCTAAATTTTATGAGGAGTTTACAGAGATATGCCAAGAAAACTTTAGATACAGACCAGATGTAAGCTGTGGCAAGTGCATCTACAAACACGTTGTTAAATTATATGATAAATTTTTAAAATGAAAGTAAAATTAAAAGACCTAAAAGCAAATCCTAATAATCCAAGATATATTAGAGATGAAAAGTTTGAAAAATTAAAGAAGTCAATACAAGACTTTCCAGAGATGTTAAAGCTACGTCCAGTTGTCGTAGATGATGAGATGATGGTATTGGGTGGCAATATGCGTTTAAAGGCATTAACAGAGCTTGGAATAGATGAAGTAGAGGTAATAAAAGCAAAAGACCTAACAGAGAAGCAGAAAGCTGAGTTTATTATTAAGGATAATGTAGGCTTTGGAGATTGGGACTGGGATATGTTAGCGAACGAGTGGGACAATACTCAACTTGGCGAATGGGGTTTAGATGTTTGGCAACCAGAAGAGGAAGTTGATTATTCTATTTTAGATGAAGAGGATTTGAGTCAAGAGCTAAACGATATGACTGATGGTGTTAAAAAAGCAATACAGATAGAGTTTGAAGCTGAACATTACGAAGAGGCCACAGAGCTGGTTAAATTCTGGAGAGAACAAGGTGCTTATATTGGTGGAATGATAATAGAATACTTGAAAGCCGAAAAGAATAAATTATGAGGTGTTTAGTTTGCATACCAAGCAAAAACAGACCTAACAATATTAAAAAATTTGTTGAGCCATTTATGAAAAGATTAGGTTTAGATTACAAAATATTTGTAGAGCCTCAAGACCTTAAATCTTACAATTTTAAAAATGTTGTTTCTTTAGATTCAAATAACAAAGGCTTAGGATATTCAATGTCACAAGCTAAAAAATATTGTATAGAGAATGGTTATGATATTTGCTTTAAAATAGATGATGATGTTGTTTCAATAGGCGAGATAGAAAAAGATATAAATAAAATTCTTGACGCATTTAAAATAAAAAAAATTGGGGCAGTTGTTTTTCCGTATGATTTTGAATTTTATGCTAAAACAAATAAATTATTTACAAGGGTTAATAAAAGGGTGCAAACTTGCTATTTAATTAGAACAGAAATATTTAATCCTCAACAAGAAGTTTCTACATTTGAGGACTTTTATCAGTTTTTAAACCTAATTTCAAAAGGATATAATACTTTGTATTGTTCAAGACATTTAATAAAATGTAATGCAGTTGGGTCTGGTAATGGTGGGCTACAAGATTTTGATAGGTCTGAAATGGCATTAAAGGAAATAAATATATTTAAAAGTATTGACCCTACAATAGAAGTAATTAGTAAGCCGAACAAACCTTGGAAATATGAGCCAAAATTTACAGACAAAAAATATAGAAGTAAACAGATATGAAAAGAATAGATTTACTGCAAGTAGAACACCAAACAAGGATTGGAGATGAATGCAAGTTTATTCCTCCTAATATAACAGAAGATTCTATATTTTATGCAGACGGAGAACCAATAGGATTTTATATGACTAAGATGCCAGAAAAGATGTGCAAACTTGCTGATTTAGCAAACGCTGAATTTAATAGTGAAAATGTGCCTAAAACAAAATTAGATAGGTCTGATGTCTTGAAAGCACAACGAGATAATCCAAAATTAACAAGAGCTCAAGCAAGACAAATTGGAACAAGTCAAATGTCTGCAATATTAGGTAGCGTGCCACCAAAGCCTCAATTTAAAAGAGATTACCCAACAAGGTCAAGCGTTCATTCTGTTAAGTCTGCTCAAACATTTATAAAAGCTATGTTATTATTAGCTAAAGAAAGTGAGCATTTAATTAAAAATATATTGCCAAAACAATACCAAAGCCAATTAGATTTATTTGAAGATGTACCAAAGGAATGGAGGTTTGCAAACCTATTTACAAGCTCGATTAGTAATTATAATATATCAGCTCCGTTTCATAGAGATACTGGCAATATAAAAGGAGCGGTTAATGTAATAATATGCAAGAAGCATAATTCAAAAGGAGGAGACTTACATATACCAGATTACAATGCAACGATAGGTCAGCAAGATAACTCGATATTAGTTTATCCAGCTTGGAGAAATGTTCACGGAGTTACACCAATTATACCTACTTATGAGGGTGGTTATAGAAATAGTTTAATTTTTTATCCATTAAAAGCATTTAAAGGTTTATGAGTACAAAAAATGACATACAAAAGGCAGCAATGCTTGAAGCTTTAGAGAAGTCATTAGGGATAGTTACCTCTGCTTGTAAGTCAGTTGGAATAAGTAGGAATACACACTACACTTGGCTAAAGCAAGACGATATATATAAAGAAGCAGTAGAGGACATAGAAAATATAGCTTTAGATTTTGCCGAGAGCCAACTGCATAAGCAGATAAAAAAAGGTAATACTGCTGGTACTATATTTTACCTAAAGACAAAAGGCAAGAAGAGAGGGTATGTAGAACGTACTGAGGTGCAACAAGAGACAACCTATAAGAGCTTAGACATAAACATTATAGATACTGGCATACCATTAGCATCAAACGAAAAAGATATAGTTGATTAGTACTTCTGCTCTATATCGTCAAAATTTTGTATCTAATGCAGATATAGTGGTCAATCAAGGTGGTACATCTTCTGGTAAGACTTACGCTATTTTGCAAGTGCTATTTGCTAAGGCTATCTCAGAAACTTGTATAATTACGGTAGTGGGTCAAGATATACCTAATTTAAAGGTAGGTGCTTTGAGAGATGCGATAGATATACATAATGGAGATGAGGCCATAAAGCAGCAAGTAACATTCTATAATAGGAGTGATAGGGTGTTTAGCTTTATGAACGGCTCTATAATGGAGTTTAATTCCTATGATAACGACCAAGATGCAAAGAGTGGTAAGAGGGACTACCTATTCGTAAACGAGGCTAATGGAATACCCTACAATATATTTGAGCAATTAAGCCTTAGAACCAGAAAGCAAGTCTATATAGATTACAACCCAGACACTAGCTTTTGGGTACACGATAAAGTAATACCCTTGCCAAATGCTGAGCTAATAATATCAGACCACAGACACAACCCTTTTTTAAGTGATAAGATAAGAGAGAAGATAGAAGCCCTTAAAAGCAAAGATTTAGACCTATGGAAAGTGTACGCTAGAGGGATAACTGGTCGCATAGAGGGACTTATTTTTAAAAAATGGTATATATTAAATGAGGGGTTTGGTAATAAGAAGCTAATAGGGTACGGAATAGACTTTGGTTTTACTAATGACCCTACCAGCTTAGTAGAAGTTAGAATGCAAGATGGAGATTTGTACGTACAAGAGTTAATATACGAAACTGGTTTGACAAATAAAGATATAAGCGATAGAATGGAAGCACTTGGAGTTAGCAAGGGGGCTTTAATAGTGGCAGATTCAGCAGAGCCTAAAAGTATTGAGGAGCTGAGGCGTTATGGTTGGACAATAGATGGAGTAAAAAAGGGCAAAGATTCTGTTATGTTTGGCATTAATCTTTTGAAAGGTTACGCAATTAACGTACATTCGTCTAGTCGTAACTTAATAAAAGAGTTAGAGCAGTATAAATGGAAAGTAAATAAAAATGGAGATAGTCTTAACGTACCTATTGATGAATATAATCACGCAATAGATGCTTTGAGGTATTTAATAATGCATAAATTTAGTAAAAAAGGATATGGAACATATACCGTTGTATAATATAAGAGTCGGACAATATCAATTATTAAGACAGATTGATGAT